CGCTGAATCCATTGACAGAAGAGTTACGGAAGGCATTGCTCTTACGACTCTCACTGCTGGCGTAATTCATACCAGCGCCTCGCGGGTTGAGGCGGTCGTTGGTAAGCCCGAGTTTCCCGGCAGTCGTAGCATCGTTAGCCGTGTACTGGCCGTTGTTCAAGGCTTGCTTGAACATGTTGTCCTTGACCAACTGCTGCATCCCGGGATCGGGGATGTAGGACTGGAGCATCAGGTCAAGAGCGCCGCCGGGCCGAAGACCCATTTGGATCTGCTCTGGTTTGGGACTGTTTCCGTATACGACCTTGACAATGTGCTTAGCAATGGACGCAACGTCCTTTGGGTTGCCAGCAGAGTCAAACGTCTCGAAACCGATCATCCGCATGCGGTTGGTCATCACGGAGTTCGTGCTCTGGGTCGCGAGCGTTCCGGAGACCTGCTCGTTGGACATGCCGGTCGTCAGCGAGATCGCGCCGACCTGACCGAGCATCTTCTGACCGGCAGCGCCGTAGGGATTGAACCCGAACTGCGAGACGATAGCGGCGGAACGCTGAGCGGAACCAATAGACGTCTGCATGTTGCCGAAGTTCGACTGGGTCATCCTCGACAACCTGTCGAAGTCACCGGCACCCATGTGGCGACCAGTGGCCATAGACGCTTGGAAGAGCGCCTGCTGCATGTCAACGCCGTTGGCGGTGTCCGGCATCATGCCGAGAATGCCACCGCCGACAGCCGTGATACCACGAAGCGCGGCGGATGCGGGGGTGATGCTGCCGAGGCCGAGGCCTCCACCACCACCACCCTGCACGGGAGACGGGGGCAAGCCCAGGGGCGGAGGAACACCGCCGACAGGAGACCCGTTCTGAGGAGGCGGACCACCGCCCGTACCACCCGTGTTGTTGAAGGGGCTTGGTGCGATGGGCGTGCTGATTGCCCCAGTGCCCACAGGCTGACCGTTAGCCTGACCGGTACCGCCAGATCCGGTGGCGTTCTTGATGTTGGAAGACCACGTCTTAGCAGCGGTTCCGCTGTTGTTGAGCAGGTCGTTGATGTCGTGAAGCAGTTGTTTGATCTGCTTCAGATCATCAATGTGAGTGCTCATGCGGACCTTCCTCTACGACTACGTCTAGCAACGGCTCTTTGCAGCCACTCGTACCTCTCCCTAGGGGAGAGGGCCCTGATATCGCTCAGGGTCCATCCGGGGTATGCGACAGAGATTGCTTCGTAGGAATCGAGTAGGTTCGCGTATTCGGTTAAATCAGAGGCGAAACAAGGCTGCCATCGCGAACGGCAGGCTCATCTCCTCTTCGCAGTGCTGACACTTCTTGGTGATCTCGCCGAGGCGGGGTCCAGTAACCCGCTTGGCAATCTCTTCTACGATTTTCTCTCGGTCTCGGATGCTCAACTTCCGAACCTGTCCTGCGCCCATAACGGGAAGCCCATTGATCTCCGTCACGCACGACTCAAGCAACGCCGTGTTGAGTTCCGAGTTGGTCTTATCAACGGCATCGAGGATCTTCCGCTGGGTAGCGCCGGTAGGAAGAGTGACCTCGACCGGGCCGATCTTGCAGTTGACCTCGAAGTTCCTATCGCCCGGGTTCTCCATCACACGAACCGGAACGTCCTCAACGAGGTCGATGGTCAGGTCCTGAGACTCGTTGCAGGAAGGGCAGGTGACCGAGACGTCCACCGTGGGGCCGAAGGTTGCGCGACGGATTCCGAGCAAGAGGTCGTCTCGGTCTCCAGACAGGAGCATGTCCAGCATCTGACCGTTCGGCTTGTTATCTCCGAGGCGGACTACTCCGCGCTGAAGAATTGCCGACAGGAACTTTCCGGTTCCCTGAGTCTTGGAGATGTACTCCTCGTCCTCACCGTTGAGTTCCCGGACCTCGCACTCCCTAACAACCTCGCCCTTGTCGTTGACGAAACCGCCGGACAGTGTGACGAAGGTGTCGGGGAGTTCAGTAGCGACGATGCTGGGGATTTCGGTGTCGTCCTCAGCAAGGGCCTTAGCAACCATCTCGTTGATAAGGTCCGGGCTGTCCACTGCGTTCACGGTGTTATTCACTGTTGTTAGTCCTTTTGAAGATCTTGACGGGTGTTATGAAATTAAGAGGGGAAAGTAGTGGAGGCGTTACCGGTTGCGTAGTTATCAGCCCACGTCATCTCGAATCCCTCGTGGACAACAGACATCTGCTCCACCATGAGGGCGTTGTCGCCAGCGTTCAGGTCTGAGTAGGCCACCGAGGTGATCCATGCGTTGTAAACCTTGAACCGCAGCGCCACGTTGTTGGTGTCGTTGTGACCCGGGTGCTTCAACACCGAGATGTCGATGGTGGTCCGGAACTGACCCTTGGACGTGTTGGTACCGGCGGAGATGTCGAACAGACGCTTCATCCATAGCCAGTTCTGGTTAGTACCAAGAACGACACCGCGAGTGAAAGTCAAAGGTGAGAAACTTGTCTGACCCGGAATCTGATGTACATTAGTGTTATAGCCTCCCTCGCGGTAAGGGATAGACTCCGTTGTAACAGTCAAACCACTGATCTGAGTGAAACCAATGCTGGTATCCAACTTGACCGCTGCGGCGTTGCTGCCCGGGTCAGAGATGTTGGTGAACTTGGCGAGGAACCGGAAATTCCGTACGGGGTCAGTCTCCAGACTTGACCGAAGATTGACGTAATTAGGCGTGGCCACGGTTGCTATCTCCTTGCTTGATTACTGGACGTTGATAGAGGTAGCACCGTCGAACTGACCGATGCGGATGATGACAAACTCTGCGGGAGTCTGAAGAGCAACGCCGACCTCGATATTCAACTCACCGTCAGCGAGCGACGTGACGGTGTTGTTGGCTGCGTCGCACTTGACGAAGTAGGCCTCGTCCTGCGTCGCTCCCTTCAAACCACCCTGCTGCCACAACTCACGGAGATAGGTGCCGCAGATATTGCGGACCTGCTCCCACAGACGGTCATCGTTGGGCTCGAAGACTGCGAAGGCCGTGAGATCAGCCAGACGCTTCTTTGCCTGAAGCATCGTGCGCCGGGTCGAGACGTACTTCATGCGACGGTCGGCACCGACGTTGCGGGCACCCATGACGCAGAAGCCAGCGCCGGGAACCTGACGGATCACGTTCACCGGAGTGAGCGCGGTGTTCAGCGCGTCGAGATCCGACGAGGAGAACTGGCGCTCCATGGAGATCACGTTGTTAAGGCTCGCGCCGAGACCGGCGGGGGCCTTGAACACTCCACGAGATGCATCCGTCTGGAGGATCAGGCCAACAACCGATCCGCCCGGCGGAACCTTGCGCGTGGCGGGGGTACCGGATGAGACCGGGTCAGCGATGTTGACCCACGGGTAGTAGATCGCCGCGTTGTTCGACTTCGGCGTGATATCAGCCGCGAATGACTGAGCCGAGGTGGAGTCAAGCAACGCCGGGGTGTCAACCACGACGAACGAGTCGCCACGGCTGTCAGCGACTGCGATGACGGCGGCGTAGACCGCGCGGCAGTCCGCAGACGAAAGAGCGGCAGCGTCAGGGAAGTTGTAGATCAGGTTGTTGCCGATGGTGTCAAAGTCATCGGCAGCGTTGATCAGGTCGGTCTTGGTGATGCCACTTCCCTCAAGGGTTCCCGAGGTGTTCACCGTGGTGCGGACACCAGTGACAGAACCGCTCAGCCCGTTCTGCAAAGCGAGGGTGTAGGTGGCGGTAGCAGCCGAGAGTGCAGCGAAGGAACTCGGGCTCGTCAGCGTCGTGCCGAACTGCATGGCAGGTGCGAGGGTGACGGTGGCCACCGAACCGACCGTGGCATCGATGATCGCGCTGGCGTTAAGCGTGACCGCGTACGACGAGACGGTACCGGCAGCGCTAGCCTGAGCAACACCGCTGGTGTTGCTGATCGTGAAAGTCGTGCTGGTCGGAACCGTGAGAACCGTGAACGAACCGCTGTTGGCGGCGTTCGTGGTGCTCGCGACAACGACCTGAGCACCGACGAACAGGTTGTGCGCGGCAGCGGTGGTGTAGGTAACT